TTCCTCCTCTCAAATAAAAAGAGCCTTTGGGGCTCATACTGTACTTTTAGTTTCGGTTGTCTTTTGTTGGGCTTTTATCTCAGTGGTATCGGACTCTATCTTCAATAACCTCTGCATTATTTCGGACATTTCTTCCCTCATCCCCAACAGTAATTCTTCTGCACTTTGAGGAGCGTTTTCTGCGGTGATTTTTATTTTAGGTCTCATTTACAATCACCTCTACTTCGCAACTATCAACATTATCACTTAAAGCAAATAAAGCAAACCTTCCTGGAATAGCACACTCCAGATCAAACTCTGCTTTGCCTTCCACCAGGTTAATGTCAATCTCTTGTCCGTTTACTTGTATTCTGGCGTTCGGCACATCAGATATTGGCTCATTCTGCCATGATAGACTTTTAACTGTCAGGGTTATAGGTACATTTACGGTTGTAATCGCATCCCCTTCAACAATAAGTTTTCGAGCAAAACAATAATGAGTCCCGACTATAGCTATCTGTTTAGATGTTTTTTCTTCTCTTTGAAGAATAATTTCATCTCCTATTTGCACCAATTCATGCTCCATAATTCGGCCCTCCTTCTAATCTAATAAATAAGCTAACTGAGCTTTCACCATAGTTGAATTAGTAGTTTGAGAGCTTTTGTATTTTAGCTGAGCACTAGATTCAAAGCGATGGTTCATGGGGATACTCACAAATGCCCAAGGCATTTGATAAGACCCCGCAGAAGGTACATATATAAAATTATCGTCTCCCGTAACTAGGCGGTCTGTGCCATCAAGAGTAATTGTAAGAGCACCCTCTATGGTACTCCCTGCAGTTGTTAGATAGCACATAAGATATAAACCCGTTAAAACCCCAGCAGAAGATGTAATATTAAACATGGTTGTTGTGTTACCTGGATTTACGGTTACGGCATAATTCAAAAATCGGGGGGCCTTATATGCTGCTAAATCAGCTACCAAAGCAACCGTGGTTTGTTTTACATCCCCTACTTTTGCGTGAAGGCTGCCCGACTCGCTGGGAGCATCTTCTCTTAGTCCCACTTGCCGCCTGAAGTAATTTATTAAAGGAGCTAGAAAATCGTACAAGTTACTCACCCCCCATGATATACTCTCCGGACATTTGCATCGTTAAAATACTGCGTATGCCTCCTGCTGATCCATCCTCTGACGGGATATATCTATATATCTTTTCCACCAGGCCGTCTATGTCGTATTCATAGGTGGCTATGGCATTTTCTCCGGTTATCGTGTGCATTATGTCGTCCTGGCCCTCTGCTGGATCGTTACTGAAAATTCTAAAATGCACCGCTGGTCTGCCTGTTGTCCAGTTTCCAGTGTTGGCAGCTCTGCGGTACACAGGATAACTGCCATCGGCAGAAGATTCTCCGATCCAGTCTATTTTGTTTGATACATCACCTGCACGGATCGCTACTATCCAGTATTGATTACCTTCCGTAAGTCCGGTCAAACCTATTGGTATGCTCACCCAACCCTTGGGATCAGGAATAAACTCTTTAGGGACCACGACCTCTTTTAATAGGGTGCCATCGCTACTTGTAGTTAATCCGCTGCGTATCTGTACGGTTAGATCGGACCCATCTCCGTCCTTATCCAACTCCAGATCTATTCTGCCAATGTCTGTAGCCCCTGTTAATGTAAACCTTGCCGCATAGTTGTACTCGGCACAGCTATTTTCTGTAACACCAGATCCGACCTTGCTATCTCGTTGGCTGCCGGTGTAAATGAACTTGAAAGGCTGGGATGCAAGCGGCATATTCAGATTATCTTCATTTAATATAGTAACGCCATTCTTAAAAGCATGTAACACCATCAGCTCACCCCCTGCTGTACCGTTATCCGGCACTCCACTGTTAAAACCGTATTTGATGCCTTTGACCAGGGCTGTCTGAGCAGATTCAACATTACTCCCGTACCTTCCACATCCGTTCCTTCAACAAAGATGCTAGTCTTTTTGTGGTCTCCGTTTGCTTCACCGGGCAGCAGCTGAGTCCGGTACCGAACCAGGTTCCCTGTTTTAGTTACTGCACTTACCGGTTTACGAAAAACTTCAGTGATAGTATAGCCTGTCGCCGTATCATCACCAATTACCAGATACGGGGCCGGTCCTCCCTGAATCTTATCCCCGATCCATGCTAGGCCATCCGGTGAGAACGAATTAAAAAACGGCCCCAGGATAGGGTCATTCTCATATTCAAAATACCATTCTGCTTTGACCTTAAACTTATCATCCATTACTAACCACCACCAATCCGCAAACAGCATCTTCATCACCACACACATACGGAAGTACTCGGGGAGTCGTGATCAGTTCATCCACCAAGGCCAGTTTCTCAGCTCCGTAGATAAACTTATGCAGTATCGCTGTCTCATTTAGCTTTTTCTTTTGCTGGGCAGATACCAATGCTTTGAGAAAATCTGCTATATCCAGCAGCCTGCCACCATATTCAACTCGATATGTCCAAATACTAGGGCTGCTCCATGTAGGAGATATGGTGACCCTCTGCACCAAGTAGGTTCCCTGTACTCCCCTATCAGGTAGGTTTATCTCTACCATCTGCCCAGGCTGCCAACCAGGTACCTCGGTTTCAAAACTGCCCTTTACTCTAGGATTTGCATGTTCTCTCAGATCAGCCAGCCCTGCTGCTTCAGCCGCTTCGATGGTGGTCAAGGAGTTATCCACGATTGAATGCTCATATACCCCGTCAACACCCTGAATGGTTGCTATAGTTTCCTGACTGGCCAAATCCTCAACTACAGTTATTACATCTATGTCCTGCTTGGCCGCTAAGCTTATGGTCGTGCCTGCTGACGGGGTACTGGTACCAGAACTACAACGGATGTACTTTTCCTGAAAGTTCATCATATAGTCATAGCTGCTCTCGTTGTGCAGGTTCTCAACGCCTACAGTTTTGCTTACTTCCCCCACTTGCAGACTGACTTCATGCGGCTTCCATGGAAGAACCCATTGCCTAGCCACCCCATCAGCTTTCCACTGGATTGTCTGAGGATCGCTTAGCATCGTACCACCCCGGACATATACACGGTTACGCAAACCCTGAGTATCAATGCTGTGCTTACCAAAGCGAAACTGCCCACCAGTTTCAAGTGTCATAGGGGCAGGACCGGCCAGAGCTTCAGCTGAGAAGAACTGCAGGTCTTTGTAATAGTCCGGCTGCCAATGCCAGCCAACATACTCACACAACTGTTTAAAACACTCCGAAGGACGAAGGTAATCAAAAACAATATACTCTACCATAGGGGCAGCGGTTTGGACAACTGTGGTAGTGAACCCTGGGCAGTATTTAGCCGCGATATCCATGAAGATATCACTTGCGCTCATATCCTCATAGGTCTCTACCACCAGCCGTTTATCGAGAAGAGCTGTATAATCATGACAATCTACCTTCCATATATGCAGGTCTTCATCCTCCAGATCAACCTTAACGATTAGTCCAGCAAAAAGACGGGTTGGCCCATCCTCTATTATTACTTCTTCTCCTTCGGTGGGCTGCTCACCAGCTACATGGAGAGAACAGGCATCAACTGCATAGGTCAACTCCTGCTCAATATTTAATATGTCATCTGCCGGTGGCCAGCGGTCAGCTCCTGCAATATAAAGGTGTTGTGCCATTAAAACCTCACCCCCCGCTTAGCAAGCTCTCTCATTAGGTTATCTGCTTGCTCCCGGGTTGAGCTGCCCTGCACATAAATCTGGAAGGTGTTGCCACCGTAGTTATTACTCGTGCTACTACTTGAGATTGATGGTCCCATAGCTGCAGGTGTTAAAGCGGCCATGCCTGCCATACTTGCCATAGCATTTTTGAGATTGGGTAAACTAGCCTTGATTCCGTCCGCAAAAGTGCTAACAAGTGCTGGTCCCCATTCTCCCAAGCGTTTTAGAGGCCCAACCTTGGCAGGCGAGTGCGGCATATATGAGTCCACTATAGTAGCGGCCGCTTCGAGAGTAGACCGTAGCACATCAAATTGGCTTTCCATGCCGCTGGTGAAATTCTGCATTAGACTAACTCCATATCTAGTCCCGGCACCGGCAATATCCTGAAACTTCTGCTCAATGCGCTTCATCTCTTCTTCAGTATTTTTCCGGATCTCAGCGTTCTTTTGCTCCCACTCCATTCTGTACTGTTCGAGCTGCTCTTGAGCAGTCGCCCTGATTTCCTGGAGTTTCTGCTGCATTTCCACTCTTTGCTGTTGAAGTTGATCAACGGCTTCTGCCTTGGCCGCCTGGTTCTTCTTCTTCCAGAGAGATACATACTCCACTAATTGATCATCTGTTAGAGTATTGAGGGCCGCTATTTCAGACCCGGCTTCTGGCCCCATTTCACGTAACTGTTGAAGTAGTCCTTCATCAATTCCACGGGCCGCCAAAGCTGAAATGTTTTCTTGCCAGTTCTCAAAGGCATCTACCTGGCTGCGAAGATTATTAAGAAGTTTTGATCCAGACACATCTTTATTGGTTACCGCATCGAAGAGGCCTACAAAGTTGCTGAGAGCCTTGGCTCTGGTTTCTAATTCATCTTTATACTGTTTTGTCAGGCTGGCTTCATCCTCAACAAGTTTCTTATTTACTGCTGACACTTTATTTTGGTAATCCTCTAAAGCAGAAACCAGATCCTCTTTGTATTTCTTCTCAACCGATGTAACCTCTTCCCCAAGGCTCCTTAATTCCTGGGCCTGATCCTTAAGAGCGTTTTTCGTACTATAGAGCTGTTTTTCCAAATCAGATAAAGCCTTCTCTTCCTCCAGAAGCTTTAGCTTCAGTTTCTCTGCCTCCTCCGAGTTCTCGCCTTTCTCTTCTTTCATCTGTTCATAACCCGCTGAAGTGGCAGCCACTACCTGCTTTTGCACCTCGATCTGAGCAGTAAGGGAATCTATATCATTTTTCAACTGCTGAGACTTAGTACCAGTCATGTCCAGCTGGTTACCGGTTATTTCAAAAGCAGTTTTAACCTGATATAACTTTGTTTTCAGCCTATCACTTGCAGCCTCCCAGGCAGCTTTGACTTCTTTGGCCGCAGCAGCACCCTTGGAGCCTGCCGCTGCCATTGTTTCAGCCATTTCGGCTACCTCTTGACCAATAGGCAGATCTGATTTCGTATCAGCTAGCTCTTTATTTTGCTTTTGCTTAGCAGGAGTAGACCAATCAGAAAAAGCCTCTTTTATCTGGCCTGCAGAATCAGCTAATGAGGCTGCAGATTTTTTGAATTGCTCAGCTTGTTTCTTAGCCTCGTTACTTGCAGCATCGCCCTTCTGACTTATAGCTGCCTGAGCACGACCGAAGGCAGATTCAAAGGCAGGAGCAATGTTGCCCAGGGCACCTACCAATGGTTTTACAGCGTTCAAAATACCCTCTAGTATCTTAAATACTCCGGCTTTAAGTGCGTTAAAGGCTAATAATACTTCGGCTGATAACATGTTAAAATAGGCTGCTACCGCATTTTTAACCGCAGCAACTTTAGTCTGAATGCCGAACATATTGTTTGACCAAGCATTATAAATTAAATAGGCCAGAGCGGCTAACGCTGCACCAGCTGCCATAAAAGGTAGTAAAGGCGCCATGGCTGCCCATATTGCGGTTGCAAGAGCCACAAATGCAGGAATAAGAGCTGCGGTAATCGCTCCAGCTATAGCTACGATAACAGTCTTTGCTACAACAGACATACGGTCCAATGCGCCTTGTAGCCCTTCCTCGGCTATAAGGTCCTTCAACTGGGTTAAGGAATCTACCACAGTCTTTAATTTTCCCTTGAGGCTGAATGTTTCAATGATATCCTCACCAATAAAAGTGAATATCTGGCTGATGTTATCTTGGAAGTTCGACCAAATACCCAGCAGTGATTCTGACTGTTTCTCCATCATGTCAGGGAATCGATCATTCATGCCTTCAATCAAAGCGGTTATACCCTGTGAAGCTGATATCGCACCCTTACTGGCCATATCCATGGCTTCCGGGATAGATACCCCGATCTTCTGGGCCAGGATATCCCAAACGGGGATGCCAAGCTCGGCCAGCTGCATCATTTCTTCTGCAGAGACCTTGCCCTTTGCTTGCATCTGACCCAAGGCACGAGTTACACGCTGAATTTCAAACGCTCCACCGCCAAGACCAGATACTGCATTGCCTATGGATTCCATCATAGGTATGATCTCTTCTGCCTGAAAACCAAAAGCCAGCAACTGCCGGGCAGCGGTGCTCAGCCCTTCAATTTCAAAGGGAGTCTTTGCAGCAAAATCATACAGCTGTCTAATAAATGCATCCGCAGCTTCTGCACTTCCAAGCATAGTTGTAAACGCAATCTTGGTTTGCTCAAGATCACCAGCCATCTTGACAGACTTCAAACCGGCAGCCATTAGAGCTGCACCAATTACAGCCAAGCCAGCTGCTAGTTTTTTGCTGCTGGCTTCAGCCGATACCATGCGGCTTTTAAGCCCTTCAAGCTTAGTCTGAGCTTCTCTTAGGCCAGCTTGAAAGCGACTGTCATCCATGCTAATACCTACCCATAGATTTGCTACTTGCACAGGTTCACCCCCTCCGGCTTAAGGCCATGAGTTTATCAATCGCTGCTTTTGAATCAGTTACGGTCGGCTTAGTTTTGGTGTTATCTTCTGATGGGGTATTAGCCCTGACATGAGCATCTAAAAGAGCATGGAGCTTCCGAGGTGTCGTGCGCCAGAACCTTTCTTCAGGCATACGCAAAACAACCGTTCCTGCATAAAGCAGAAACGGCCAGTCCCAGAAGTCTCCCTCTACTCCCCCTGCTTTCCCGCGTTTACCTCCGGTTCCGGCAAGGAGATACCAAGAGACTCAGATATCTTCAGGGCAACTTCCTCTAGGTTAGCCATGGTAAGCATTTTCCCAACCTGCTTTTGGGTCAGGTTTTCATCTTCGTGAAGAAGTCCGGCCCAGATCATATCCCGAATATTCTTCACTCTCAGGTCCCCCAGCCCGCTCATGGCTTCAGTAACGGTACCGTATATCTCTTCCAGTTCAATAAGCGCATTGAAGTCATAGAACAAGGTGCGTTCCTTATCTAGCTGCACAGGTACGGGCTTTATCTTCACATCATTGGCATTGGACATATATTATTACCTCCTATAAGATCGGAGGACGGGTTGCCCCGTCCCCCTGTTAAGCTGCAGTTGTGAAATTACCTACGCTATTGTCAGCTAACGACTGCCCGTAAACGTCATGGACATTTTTGCTGCATATCATGATATAAGCTGTAGATGCAGACAGATTGGCAGTAGGATCAAACGAAACAACCTTTTGGGTAGCATCAATCGATAAGGTCCCAGCAACCAGAGTTCCATCGGTAGCCTTCATTATAAAGAAGTTTGCATCAGTTAAGTCACTAGCCTGAATAGCATTATTGAAAGTCCATGTAATATTGGAGCTGACAACCACATCTGTAGCAGCATCGAGCGGATCCAGCGTCACAGTCAATGCGCCAGGGATAGTCCCGCCAACTACGATATCCGCTGCTGTTTCGTTTATGTCTATATCTAAGATTCCTTCTCCGAGTGTATTCTCGGTTGGAATAGCTTCACCACTTACACTTACCGTTGCGTAGTCATCACCTATTACCGAGACTTTCAGGCTATCCACCTTGCATTTGTACATGATATAGTGGACATCGCCAGCATCGGTATAGTCCGACTTTGCCTCTAGCTTAAAATAGTTTGGTGGAGTGTTTGAAGAGCGAAGAGAGAACTTCTGTTTCTGACTAGGTGTAGCTCCGGATGCTGTCACATTCCCACCACTAAGGATCGCCAGAGCATCCAGCGGTATCTTAACGTTTTCCCAGCTCCATTTGGCGGATTCAATTCTCACCCATACATCAAGAACCTTACCGTCACCTTTAAGCTTTTTGCTCTCAACTACCACCTCTAAGTCCAGCTTTGTTATCCCGGGGATATCAACACCACCGTCATAACTTAGCTCTGCAGATGAGTCAGTTAAGAGCTTAAATATTTTAGCATCATCAATCCCCAGAACCAGGGTTTCTTTTGTAAGCGTCATAGTTCTTGCCTCCTTAATCTCTTGATGTCCACATTTGGATATTAAAAACAAAAAGAGCACGATCACTCGCGTCTCTATTTAGGAAAGTCGGTGGTTGTACTGCCTTGACAAGCATCTTTCTCCCGTTTGAGATTATTACCCGGTTCCCTGGCTTATCCAGGGCCTTGTAAATATCCCATGCCTTTATCCTTGCCGCATCATAACTCTTGTCACGGATGAGCATCTGAGCTGTCCGCTTCAGGTCCGTAATAGCCTGCTCAGCAGGAAAGCCACCGGTGTCATAGATGCTTACCAGGTTATCCGGTTTATCCGGCCGGTTGTCCAGGAACACATCCATGTTTATAGCGGTTACATGACCTTGATCTCTAAGGTACAGAGCCATGTCTCTTGTCAGTTCAGCCAATAGCATCACCCCTTTCCAAGGGCCTGGCTTATCTTCTTCTCCACCAGCTTTATTACCTGTGGCGACATTCTCTTAAAGGGACCTTCCAGATACTTAGCTTTCCGGCCATCCGTATGCCGCAGGGATAAATCCTCATGCTGTTTGACCGCGTAGGGCGTGTTATACGATACATATACCGATTTTTCCTCAGGAGCCTCAGTAACAATACCGCTTCGCATCAAGGTGCCACTTTCATGAGGCACTTCTGAATGGCTCTCTGTTAAAATAGCCTCTGCCCCTAAATACATGCCTTCCATGCCCGCTTGCCGAACTTTCTTTTCAGCCAGAGCCCCATGCCATTCAAGCTTAGCCATTATAGTAATACCTCCCGGTAAAGCACCTTTCCGTTCAAGAGCGGAACCTCCGACACCGTAATAACTGGCCAATCGCTGCCGTTATAGTTCAGCACATCACCGGGCGCCACAGTCTTCCTGCAGAACAACCGGGCTTCACTAACCACCTGATTTCCATATTGATCCCGGGCTAATCTACGTTTTTCTTCCCAACGAACACTAATCGTTTGATCAGCCTGAAATACTGGTTCTCCGTACTCGTTGTTTCCTGTTTTTTGTTTCCAAGTAGCGGTTTGGTTCAAATAGTTATCGATCATATAAGACCACCCGCTTTTAGTGACGGTCCCCGCAGGAATGTCCATGCTTGTGGTGCAATACTTGGATCTCGGCCTTGAAGCTGATAACTCTCAGACAGATCCCCGAATCCCATACTCTGAACCCCAGCTTGCTGTAACTCTGCCCGGCTGTCCCCACTTAGGAGCCATATAGCCTGTTCATAGATCGCATAATAAAACCGGGTAGTATCTACCTTACACCGATATGATTCAAGCATTCTGGCTGAGGTTGTTAAGGCCTTCTCTTTATCGCTCTGGCTGGCATTATCCCAAGCCTGGCTGTTAATCCGAGTCTGGAAATACTTATCTGCTGTGGCCAGATTTACGGTCATTAAATATCACCTCATTTTTGATCCCTGGAAGCTTTGTCTGGATCCCGGTCCATATCTTCCAGGGCAGCCAGAAGTTCATCCTTTTTCATGCCTTCTATCCGGGCGCAGGATTGTGCCTTTACCAGCTCTTTTAGCTGGGTAATCGTTAACTTTGAGGGGTTAATCGCTTTCAAATCAATCAGATCCAGCTCATCAAGTCTTGTTGCAGCTCCTGATTTCTCCAGCGACATGGCCCGCTCAATGGAAAGCCCGGAGATTATCTCCCCGGGCATATATGTCTTATTTCCTTCGCTGATGCGAGTTTTACACTTTACCTTCAAACCATCCTACCTCCTAGCTTTCAAGCAAGACAGTACCTATGAAAATACCGTCAGCAAACGGGAAAGTAGGTATCGCAGTTGCTGCAGCTTTGGTCCATACTCCAGGTGGCTCTTCCTGCTGGTTAACAACCGCATAGATACCCGCAGCGTTCTTGGCTTCAACTTCAGTATCAAGCAGAGCTTCAGCGGTAGGTCCCATAAGGGTCTCACCGCATTTAGTAGGCGGCAGCATAACTAATCTGGTCGATGGGAAAAACCTTACCGTAGTATAAGTACCATCTTCAGCCTGAGCTCTAACCTGCAGATCATAGGTAGCGATCTGCGGCAGATCAAGGGTATTCATTAAAGCATTAAGCTGGCTTAAACTTACAGCGCGGCTTCCACCGTTATCACCGAAGATCATGGTCCGGATCTGCGCATTTTTCAGCAGATAGGCCACCACTGTATTGGACGTAAGTGCCCTGGTTGGCCTTACCCCGCATGCTGCAACCACTGCATCCGCCCATGCCTGCATCTTGGTTATGGGCTCAGCATTAGCATAGCTCCAGTAACCACCGGCAGTATTCTCAGCCGCCAGGATCTCTTTGTTTCCATCAGGAACTCCGTAATCAACGCTCATGACCACTCCGTTTTCAGATAGGGTCAGCTGACCATAGGCAATGGCATCCATGCGGGCCTTTTCTATCCTGGCCTGTACGGAATCAATCATGTTATCCAGGTCATTGTAGAGTTGGTTTCTTACCATATCCACATCGCCGGCGCCTTCCCGTTTAAGGGCAATCAGTTCCCGCTCATTAAGAGGTATTTTTCTCTTAATAGGGGGAATCTCGCCGGTCACTTTGGTGATCCCATCACGGCTAGCAATCTGAGCTTCTGCGCCATAGGCCTGGAAGTTAGCCATTACCGGCAGTATATTTTGATCCTTCCAGTATTCAAACGTTAATTCATTTACGGTATTTACGGGAAACAGGGTGCTGCCCACATAGTTGCGGGGTTGTCTGGCTCTAGCATAGGCCAGGGTAGCCTTCCGGCTAAATTCTTTCAGTAATGGATTTAACATCTATCTTTCACCTCCAATTATTCTACCCAGGTAATACCAGGCACGTTTGCTTTAACCACAATGTCTGGAGCTCCAGGCAGCCTGGCCACGATAACCCGGGCCTGGTCAATGGCAGTTACTACCTGGTCTGCATGAGCAGCTCCACCTGTGGAGGTAAAGGTAGTGAATGTCACATCGTCTGCCAGTAACAGAGTTGGTATTACATTGAATGCCTCACCATCAGCTAGAGAAGCAGCAGCCAAAGCAGTAACAACGCCGGTTCCATTGTTGTCAGCAGCATCGGTTACCGTAACCTTGTCTTTAAGCAGATCGTGTTTAGCTATGGCCGCCTTTATCTCGGCAGCTGTGGTAGTAATTGCGCCGGCTGCGCCTGTGGCCAGTGATACATCAATAACCCTGCCATCAAAGGTAATTGATAGCGCTTGATCATTAGCACTAGGGTCAGTATATTTGACTGAAATGTCATTGCCATGGGTACCTGGCTCGTTCCATTCCCATTTCAGATCATTGTTGTCGCCGGCAAGAGCTGTAATAAGGCTGGCTTTAACACCGCCATCATACTGCTCGTATTTGCCGCTCACGCCGTTCTTACCGACGAATGACCCGGCCAGAAGTTTTTTAATTCCAGTAGTCTCATTTGCAGTAACCTTAGAAGCATCCAGGGTAATTCCTCCCCTGATATAGCGCACCTGTTGACTGTCAAGGAAACTGATTTGACCGCCAAATGTGGTCTCCCTTAAGTTTATGTTCATATTTTTTTATCCTCCTTGTGTTATTTGCTTGCCCAGGGGTCATAACCGCCTGCGGCCTCCTGTTCTCCTTTGTTACGTTCTTCAGCTAGCTTCTTGGCCTGGCTTACCGGATCAACCGGATCACCCGCACCGGGATTACTTCCGGAACCAACCTGGGTCCCGCTTCCCTTACCAACAAGGTAAGCTTTGGCCTTAATTAACGATTCCAGGGCTTCCTTAACACCTTCAACTTCCCCGGCCTCATTAACCTTTACATTGGAACTGTCCATTAATGCATAGGCTGCATCCGGGTCAATTATCTGCAGAGAAAGCGACTGCATCTTAACCTCTGCCCGTATCAAACGGTCATTAGCTTTCTGTTCGACCTCCAGGGCCTTCTTGTTGGCTTCTGTCAACTGCTGCTCATAGTTTTTATTGGGGTCGGGCTCCAGGCCCAGGGCTTTTAATACCTTCCCGGTAATCTCCTGCGGCATTTTGTCCAGCTGCTCCTTAAGCTGCTTATTCTCGTTTCTGCGAGTAGCAGCCTCGGTCCGTAGGGTCTTCACATATTCCTCATCATAGGTTTTAGGCTCATTGTGATTTTCATTTCCAGCTCCTCCATCACCACTGCCACCATCTCCTGTGCCGGCACCACCGTTACCGGTACCGCCATCGGCATCCATCAAGAAACTAAAATTAATCCTATTCCACCATTTGAGCATCTAGCTCATCCTCCTTCTGGCTCCTGGCCAATTTTGTGTATAAAAAAACCGCCGTTTCTGACAGCGGTTTCACGTACAATATTTATTAGGGGTGATCTTATGCCTAAATACATAGATCCTAACTGGACTATTAAGAATGACCTACAGTCTGTTACTGTCGGCATCAATACACGTCTTTGGATCCTTAAACAACAAAACATGCTTCCCACATTAATACGTCTGGGCAAAGAACATTCACGTCTGTTTTGGAAAGAAAGGGGCTTCTGGTTCATTCCAAAAGGAACAACAAGCATAAATCCTGGTAATACTTTCTGGGATGAAGAGAAACACTGCTGGTGCTACACCAAAAGAATGATACCCCTGCGTTTTAACGATCCTAAGATTATAGGTATTGCTGCTGAAGGTGTCCCTAAACCACCCAAAGTTTCCAAAGGTAAAAAGAAAAGCACCTGATTAAGGTGCTATTTTTCTTCTTTATCCTTGGGAAGTTCAGGCGGATACTTGCCATATACATCAAAATACCTTTTCCTGAGTATTTCCTCATTTTCCTCTTTGGTCTTTGTATAATCTGGCTGCCAATCAACTAAGTCCAAGCCAATAATCTCTTTTTTATCGCTCATTAGGCATCACCCTCCTATAATCCCATCCGTATTTATGGGCTAAGTCCTGCATAATTAGATGGCTGTGCTCTTTCCAGGCTATATCGCCGGTTAATTTACCAGTTCTAACATCATCATTGAAACGATCATAATATTTTGCCCTAGAAGCTTTATATGAAGCTTCTATATCACCAATGTTAGGCCTTAAGCCTTCGCCTATTCCTAATAGATATCGAGTTCCATCATGTCCAATAACAGTTGTATTACTAATTGACATAAACCTTACCAGTACAGAAACATCAGCTGGGGAAAAGCTAGAACTACGTGGATGGTTATGTATCTGGATAATGCTGTCCTTTTCAGCAGTATTGAGAAACTCAATTAGCCTTGGTGGAAACTTAACACTGCTCTTGCCTCCACTTATTTTTGAGTATACCACATCACCGTTTTTTGACCCTATATGCAGCAGGCATTCATTTCCGGTTTTCTTACCGTGCTCCAATGCCTCTTCAAATGTTTTTGCAAGCCCTTCTTTAGCCTTTTTCGGCAGGCCCTTAATTTCTGTATAATATTTGCTTGGCTCCTTATCTTTAACCTTAGACTTGGCAGGGGCCTTTGGCTTCTTCTTAGCACCCGCAATTTCTTCATCCAGGTCAATATATAAACCATAGGCATGCTTACATCTGGGATGAAAGAGGCCGGCTACCTTGGCTTCATGGAGAGTTGGATAACCCTTGGTTTCTCCACTTAGACTTAAAACTTTCCCCTCCCATGGCCTGCATTTATCGCATGCATTACTGTGGGTGCTGACTTTAATCAAATCATGACCATGTTCCAAGAGCCTGTTTTTGGTCCCTTCTAAGTGGGCTTCCATGGTGGTAGTTCTCGCAACCATCTCGGTATATGCCTTCATGTTCCAATGCCGATCTTTCGCATCTTTAAACCCGGTTACCCCACGTTCAGCCAACTGGTCCCTAAAGCTGCGTGCTACCTGCTGCCACCCTTTATAACCGGTTACGGATCCACGCACATTTTCCAGGGCTAAGGTGCGATATATGTCATCTACCCGCCTACCTATTCTGATATTTGTATCATCAAAACGGTTAAACGCTGTTTCTGCCAGGGCCTGGACTGCTTGCTGGTGGATGGCCCCAAAACCTCTTATGAGTTTTCCACCCGCTTTTTCGATTTGAGCTCCGGCTGCTTCAGTTCCTGCAGTATATATTCGTGGAATGGCCTGTTCACACCACTGCCGGGATCCCGCTTCAAGATCAGCAAGGATAGCCCGGCAGTTAGTTTGCATCGCTTTCAGATATTCGGTTTTATTGCCTCGAAGTAAGGCCTTATTTATCTCGTTAGTAATCTCCTGCTCGGCTTCTGCATAAAACCTGGCCAATCGTTCAGCCTCAGCATCACTTAGCCTTACCAGTCGCTCATCTGGCCCTCTTGCCATAGTTATTCATCTCCTGAAGGCAGTGTTATCCTGGGTGACGGTGCTGTAGTTTCCCTGCCTTGTTTAATCCTGGCAATTTCATCCTTCAGGTCCTTTCCGTCCAGGCCATCCAGGCGCCGCACACTACTTTCCAAGCTCGTATTGCCGGCCGCCATACGGTTGGTTTCAATCTCTGTTTGTTCCAATTGATCAGCAGGCAAACCGTCAGCCCATTCAATACGCGGTAACTGTGGATCATAACTCCCTTTACCATGGGTAACGTCAAGCACCTGGGCCGCATAAAGGATGTTTTTTAATCCCTGATCAAAATATAACTTCTTACGGTTGACCTTGGCCAGGGTTCTTATGAACCTGAATTTAAGCGCCCGGCCGCTCTCGGCTATACCGTTTTTGTCCATCCCGAACGCTGCAGGTGATACTTCAGACATCATCATGAGCAGTTCTAAAATCTTATCTATTTGCTTGAATGCAGCTTCCAACTGGGCATCCCATACCAGGTACCGGGGCAGGTCAGTATTACCCTCGCTCTGATCCACTTCCACTACCTGCAGATCCTCTTTAGCAATGTACCAGCGCTGCTGCTTCTGGTCATAGTTCATTAATCCAGGAGGTAGAATCAACTTGGGGTCACTGTGTTTATCCAAAATCCGGCTAATCTTGCTGACCCTGTTGTTGAGCTCATCAAACATGCTTTCCAGGTCAACGTAGTCGCTTATTCCCCAGAACATATCATCCAGCCGCCAGTTAGGTACATGCTCTACCAACAGCCCCGGATAACCGGTTTCCTGTTCTTCAGGCAGCTCTTTATACTCGTCTAATACACTTAATTGCACCTGGTGCCTGATCTTACTGCCATCCAATAACCAAAGTTGGTTTTGTATCTTCCCGGGCAGGTGGATCTCTTTTCTCAGGTACTTCCGGTCTCCGATTTTCTTCTCCCAGGCCAGCGTACAACCGGTCATCTCCTGGATGTTGTCACCGTTCAGGTGGGGAAAGAATATATGGCCCGGAACAGACTCAATAATTGCTTGTTCTCCTTCGGACCAGTCCCGATATTTCCCGAACCTGGCCTTAAGTACACAATCACCTCTCCATGATCCAGATAGGGCCATCTCATAGCATCGCGTGTGCAGGTTGTTGTCAGTAAAGATCGTATCAACTGCCTGCTGCTCTTTGCTCTCCTCTTCTCCGGCTATTATCCGGATCTGCTCTCCAAAGAGTAGGTCAGCACAGATCTTTGAAATCAGGCCGGCAAAGTTGGCTATGATATAAACAACGGTCTTATCCACTTCTTTATCAAGCCACTTCTGGACCCTGGCATAAACATCATCATGTTTTCCCATAAACAGCAGCCGGTACCTGGAGTAGTCCTCTAATCTATCTTCATGACCTTCCGGCGGCCAACTCTCCCACTTTTCATCTGCCAATAAAATCACCACCCCTGGGGTTTATCCCTATGTCCTTTAGCTCCCGGCTTACCGATATAAGTATGCAGACAGTACCTCTTGCCATCCATCGCATGATTATCTTCATCCAGAGGTTTATCCTGTTTAAACTTGGGATCATCAGCTTCCGGAAAACGGTAGGTTAATAGCTCGTTTACTGTATTGGGACATACTTCGGAACAGATTAAGAGCTTATCATTCTTAAACAGAACCATAACTGTGTTAAGCCCTGCGTTAATCTCCTTGTCTGCTTTTCTGGCCCTCAGACCCATCTTTCTTAACGTGGCTATGCGATCAGGCTCTGCACTGTCGCAATAGATATTGCTTATTTTCCTCTCCAGGCGCTGCTCCTGCATCAGGTACCAGTTCCCCAAATCCTCAGTCAGCTGCCCGGTCTTGTAATATTCATCAATCTGGATGTATCTGTTATCCCGGGTTACCCCATAGATCAAGCCGGTCATAGGAGCCGTCATGCCCCAGTCAGTACCAGCAATGTATTCCTTAAACGCCCGGGCTTTTATGAGCACTTCCACCTCAGCCCTGCTGATATCATGCCTCTTCTCATCGTAATCTGAGTAGACCAAACCTTCTGCAACTGCCCACTGCCCTTTGATATTGCGCAAGTAAAAAACACCCGTAAAAGAAGCTTCCAGCATCTTCATATAATCGGGTGTTAATGCAATGTTATCTTCCAGCAGGAAATGCCAGTGTTTGAGCATCCCGGATTGACGCATTTGTTTGTTATCTATAAAGTCAGTCTTAATAAAATGCTTGGGATGATCCGGGTTAGTGGTCCAGAATATTTGAGACTCAGGAACTGAACACCTGGCTATCGCCTGTCTAACAAAAGATTTGTGATGGACGGTTATTTCATCTGCATACCAACCGGCATAGGTACGGCCACGAATCTTCTTTTCAGCGTTAACATTGTCGGCGCCCTTGCACTCAATCTTCCGACCGAACATATTAAGAATCCCGGTGGTGCTGTTATATCTATAGTTTTTATCACCGACTATTTGAAAAAGATCCTCGAGGACGTTTTCCCTTAAACTCTCTTTGGTGTTCCCACTCATGAGAAGCGTTCCAGGTGGACCGTATCTTACATATTTCAACCATCGAAGGTTTACTATAAAGGTTTTGCTGCTTCTGACCGCTCCATGAGCTACATTGATTTTTGCGCTTGAGTTATTATAAAAGTCCTTCTGCTTGGGTGATAGCTTAAGCATTTTCATCACCCGCTATTTCTTCGAGCTGGTATATAAAGCGCTCCAGTGCTGATAAATCACCTGGGCTCTCACCTTTGGATTTCTCATACTCAAAGCGCTCACGTTCCAGTTTAAGTCTCTCTTCTTCCACCCTTCTCCGGTGCTGATCAGGAAGCAGGTCCAGGTATTTTTCTAGCTTCTCCAGGGCCTTCATCTTGTCGTGAAGCTTTATGCTTACACCGCCTCTACCCTGCCTCACTTCCTGAATTATGGTGCTATCAACCTGGTCATTATCAATAAAGTCAACCGCATTTACCTTTCTGGTAACTGGGTTGCCCTTCTTATCGACTCCGACTAGGATCTCTTTCTGGCCAAAGTTAACGAAGTTAGCGATATCCGAGAAGGCAATTTTTAGGTATTCAAGCAGCACCCGTTGAGTTGTTATTCCCAGGCTATATGTTACGAGTTCAGTCTGCCGCTTAATCTCAGCCTGGATTGAAGGTTTTTGAAGCAGCTGCCAGCCAAGCTGTCCCGCTGTTTTCTTGCTATATCCAACTGCCATGGCTGCCCTGGTTGCATTAAAGTCTGTGAGATACTCAGCAACAAAAAGCACCTGCTTCTCGGTAAGATCAGGTGCTTCCTCTTTTATCTTTTCAATTATGGCAGGTGCATCCTTTTCCCCGGGTGCACCCGTTTTATTTTGTGTGCACCCTTGTTCTGTGGGTGCACTCTTATTCCTATTCCATTTGTATCTTTGTTTCCAGGACTTAATGGTGTTTATCGTAACTTCATATTTGTCAGCCAGGTCTTTGTATTTCATTCCAGCCATGTAGTCCTGTTCAGCTCGTTCCCTCTGGCTACTCACTACATCTTCACCACCTCCACTGGTTTTATCATTAGAACAACTAAAATCTTTGTAACTTCGAAGTAAGATATTCCATATGATGAATTAATTAACAACAAAGGAGGTGTTTCAGTTGGTATGTAATAATCCTAATTGCGAATATTGTTATCCCAAAGATAAACCAGATAATTATAAAAGCCCATATTACCCACAGTATTATACGAAGGGTAACCCAAATAACGATAAACATCCTTATTGCCCCCCGGAGAACAAACCCGTGCCCATCCAGACTCATGTTCACGAGTTTGCTGGAAGTGTCATGATTTCAGGCCCAATACCTCATAATCATAGGTTTGCTGGGGTTACCAGTGAAAAAATTCCCTATAAAGACACTCATATTCATGCTATTCTAGTAAATACTGATTTCTTTTTTAACCATTATCATGAAGTAGGGCTGAGGACAGGCCCTGCAATCCCTATTGGAAACGGCAAGCATATTCATGTAGTTCAAGGAGAAACAACAATTAACTTCGATCATAATCACGATTTTATTTTCACAACCTTCATAGAAAACCCATTACAAGTTAATACAAAATGATTCTTGATCACGCTCATCTCAAATTATTTGGGATGAGCGTGTACACTCTTAGCACCTTAGAACAAAGATAGAATCCCTAATCTTTCTGCAGGTCTATATCCAGCTCAATGAGCTTCTTCAAATCATCCACCGTCTCAATCCTTATTGCTCCCGCCTGGAAGTCCTTAACCCACTGAGCAATTGCAGCCTGGGTCACTTTTCGATATTTGGTTTTGGATTCCGCAATTCCTTGCAAGACCTCTAATTCATGCTGATATACTAAATCGCGACTATCGTCATTAGAACATTTGTTCGATTTTCCCATTGCGGCTACCCCCTTCTTTCCAATATAATGGAAAAAGAGATAGTGTACTTGTCTCAATCCGCGGCCGCGGTGTTCCACTATCTCTGGGTGCCAGGGGTAACCTGGTTTAGGGGAGGATGTTGCTGCATCCTCCCTTTACTTGTCTATAGCTTTGTGGCTTTTAAGCCGGTGTATTCTTCGTAGCGTTTTACAATAACATCACAGTAAATAGGATCGAGCTCATTCATATAGCAGATCCGCTTGGTCTGTTCGGCTGCAATAATTGTGGTTCCAGATCCACCAAACAAGTCCGCAATGATATCACCTGGTTTAGATGAATTATTAATGGCCCTGCCAACCAACTCTACAGGTTTCATTGTTGGGTGCAGCGGACTGGATCCTGGGCGATCAATTCTCCATACATCACCCTGGGTTCTATCCCCACACCAGAAGTGTTTATTTGATTCTGTCCAGCCATATAAAATAGGCTCATACTGGCGGTGGTAATCAGATCTACCCAGTACGAATCTATCTTTCGCCCATATTATTGTTGTTGACCAGTGGCCCCCTAATCTTACGAATGAACCTTGAACGTTGGGCCATTCCTTGCAGGACATACAAATGTATATAGCTCCACCAGCGATGCTTAAGACGTTTTTGATCCATCCTTCTACAAACTTATTCCAGTCAGCTTCCGACAAGTTATCATTTTCAATCTTCCTGTGATTACCCCACCTCGGGTTGTTGTGGTTGCCATAATCAACATTGTAAGGTGGATCGGTAAACACCACATGAGCCATCTTCCCGTCCATCAGCTGTAGAACATCATCTCTGTTGGTTGAATCCCCACACATTAAGCGGTGTTGGCCCAGCTGCCAAATATCCCCGGGTTGAGTAGTTGGTTCTATTATCTTCTCAGCTTCTGCTTCAGCATCGAAATTATCATCCTGAACATCTTCAGGAACATAAAATTCAAGCATTAGCTTCTCGATCTCATTCTCATCGAAACCAGTTAGTTCAATATCAAAGTCACCATTATCCAGCTCCTGAAGCAAATCTTTAAGCTTCGGCAGATCCCAATCACCGGATATCTTGTTTAGCGCCAGGTTAAGGGCTTTTTCTTTATCCTCAGGAAGATCAACTACGGAAACCTCAATCTCTGAGTACCCTAACTCCTGCAAAATTTTAAGCCGCTGGTGTCCTCCCACCACGCGGCCTGTTCGCTGGTTCCATATGATTGGGTCTATGTAATCAAACTCGAGGATTGACTTCTTTAGCTTTTCGTATTCTGGGTCCCCGGGCTGTAAGTCTCTACGAGGATTGTAGGCTGCTGGATCTAGTTGTTCTATTTTTATTGTTACGATTTTCAATATCTTATACCTCCCCAATGGCTTTTGCAGGAAATTATTATTTATTGTTGAATTATTTACCATATGCAAAATATATTTCCATTAAACCGTGTTTCTAACCCTAATCTTTTGGAGGGGATTTAATCCATGTCTGTAAAACGCTTTTCTGATAAGTTAATGGATGAAGCAATCAAAACAGGTTGGCTCTTAATGAATAAACATATGTTATTTTCCCTTACAATCGTTTTGCTTTTTATATGTAACTTTCTAATTGCCAATACGATAATACCCCAATTTTTTCCCAACTCAGTTTTTGCATATTTAATTTATAATTTTATTGGCATATTAATTTCTGTACTCATTATTAAAACTTCATTTATGTTATTTGATAACGAAAAATTAAGAATTCAAGAATTATTATCTTTTAGAAATTGTTTTAATATAATAATTTTCTATTTTTTATTAACCGTTATTTTAGGTATAGGTTTCATTTTGTTGATAATTCCGGCTATAATTTGGGGATTAAGACTTTTACCTGCACCATATCTAATGGTAGACCAGGAATTAGGTCCTGTTGAAGCTATAAAAAGAAGCTGGCTAATCACGAAAAATTCTGCATGGAATTTATTTATAGTTTTATTACCCCTTTTAGTAATTGGTTACCTTGCAAATTACTTATTATTAAAATTTAGTATTTTTTCATTCATAGGTTTTATAATGATAGCTGTGTTATTTGTAGTAATGCCAGTTTGGCAATTTGCTATGGTAGTCATATGTCGTAAACTAAATGAAGAACCTAATCTTGAATCAGAAAATCTACCAAATTCCAATGAACAGTTAGACTTGCCTCTAGAAAATTTATAAATATTTCTACTAATTACCACAATAAATAAAAAGAGGCAGAAGATAAAAGCCCCGCACCCACGAGGCTATATTTCAATGATTCTATTGTATCTTATAAATCGGGGCAATATTTCCCTACTTTTTCCCTTCCCATTCCCTTTTTATTCCCTCTTGCCTTGCCAAAGCGCCTGATCCATAAATAATCCCAGTGTTTCTTCCACCTCTTCATCCGGCAAATAACCGAAGCACCAGGCCATGGTTTTAACTATCTCATTCTTCTTACGGTAGAAGGTATTATCATCCATCCCCAGATAATCGCATATATATCTCCAATCGCGTTCCTGGTAATAATACAGCTGGACCAGCTGCTTTTGCTCTTCATTCAACATAGTATCGATGGATATCTCAACAATCTCTTTCAATACCTCCAAGTTCTTGATCTTCTGCTCGATCTTCTGAACCTGGTTGCCTTCCAGCCTGTTCATTACAGCTCTTTCAACCGGGGAGGATACGCTGTAGTTTGTTCCTTCTCTGAGCTCATATTCCGGAACCATAGAAGGCAGCATCTGTTCCCGAATTAGTTCCAGGCGCTGCATAAGCGCCATGATCCGGATCGGGAAACTCTTGTATGTGTATAACAATTTTTCTGTTGCCTGGTACCACCAGGTCTTTTTCTTGCTCAATATGCTCTCCTCCCCTCGATTAAAATTCAACTTCTCTTAAGCCGCCTTCCTCAACGCATCAATAACCTCGCACTGAGCCTTTATCAGGGTTATATCTTCTCCAAGATATCCTCTGCCAATCTGCGCCAGCACATAAGCATCAGCCAGGTTATTGTTGGTAAATTCAACACCCCAGCGCTTATAAACTTGCTGCAGAATTAGATCCTTTCCGCAGTTCCCCTTGCCCGTAGCATATGAAGGCGCCGGCTCGATAAAAGGCAGCTTTAGTTCTTCCAGCATCTCGCGGATCCGGTATCCCAGATACCCCATACCTATAACTGCATTGCCCGCACTCCCGTAGGAAAAACCCTCTATCACCATAACCCTTATATCTTCTAACCCCGCTTTTTGAATCTCCTTGATGATTTGCTGAGCTCTTTGCGGTACTGTGTATTTTGCATTGGTCTTAATAAGTTTACTGTGAAATATATCTCCCGTTTTATCGTCTAATTTAATTATCCCGGTACCGGTGAAGCTAGGGTCAATCCCCATAACCATGCCCATATTTACTTCACCACCCTGAGCCTTTCTTCCGGAAACAGCGTGGGCGGCCCCTGGATGTTCTCCCAGTTGATATCCTCATCCAGTAGATCAGGCACTGATGCCTTGGTGGTTGCCCAGTTTGGTCCCAGCTTATCTATCATGCACACCCAATCGTTTATTTCATGCTCAACTAGCTTACCTTCAATGTTGATGTGCCGCATTTCATGGTATAGCAGCAGAATGATCTGTTCCCGGGACATCGCCTCTACGTTATGTTTGAATATCTCGATGATGTACTCGTAGGTGTGTCCGGTAACCTGGTACAAAATATCCTGCATCTTCCCTGATATCTTTGACACCTGGCAAACACATAGTGCTGGGCTTTCTTACGCTTATCCTCCCTGTTCTCCAGGAAGAGAATATGTTTTACAGGAACATGCTGCAGCTCCCTAAACTTTGCCCTGAGCTTCTCAGCCAGCGGCCTGTAATCTTCGTTTATGAAATATTTGCCGTTAAACTCATCAACGGCCAGTTCCAATGCTTCTCCCATAATCGTGACCTCCTTTTACGCCGGTTCATCTATCGTCCATACTCTGATTTCGGCCCTTTGTGGCTTTCCCATTCTTCGATGGACTATTAAATCTACCACCTGGATATCATCAAAATAAATAATTCCGTTCATCCCATCAAGCAATGCCTTTCCCAGGTTATCTGTATCGCCAGGCCTTCGTCCGCCTGCTATATATGCCCATATCTCAACCCCAACCGGACCGGCAAACGGTTCTTTTAGCGCTACTCTTGCAGCCCATCCTACAGCATCTTTATAGGCTAGGTAGCGTTGCGCACTTCTCTTAAGATATTTCCCCCTGCGAGTCATCCTGGCTGCAGGAACCGGCCTCCCAGGCACCGTAAAGCTAATAATATTACTCAAACTGCGTACACCTCCTCAAAAATAGCCTCATCCCGTTTCAAGTTTTATGTTTTCACCTCGCCTTGGTGGAACAAATATCTCGCATTCACCACTCAAAATCATGACAGGCGACTGGGTTTCATCAATAGGCTTAGGCTTAGGCTTTGCCTGCTTAGGGCTTCCCCTGGGTTTGTCATACTTGCCCTCAAGTATCTTGGTCATGTTGTTCTCGTTCATGATCCAGTCAAAATCCGCAGTCCATCTGCGATCATTATCGCCCTTCATAAAGGCGCTGCTCTCAGCTTTTTGAAATGCAGTGGCAAAGACATCTATCTTGCCTTGATGCTGGTTCCATCTGGCCCGAATATGCCTTTTCCGGCTTTCAGAAACTTGAATAACCCGGGGATAAGAAGGGCAGCGTTCATGATAAAGGTCGACTATTTTTTGATACGGCACTTTATTTTGATTAATGCTGCTCTTCTCTTCTCTTTCTTTAATACTTTCTTTATCTTTCTTTAAGGGGTCCGCTATCCCTTGGCAATTGGGCGTTTGAGCCTGTGAACTGTTCACTATCCTGTTAACACTTTGTTCACTATCCTGTGAACTCCCTGTTAACTGTTCGGTTAACTGTTCACTATCCTGTGAACTGTTCACTATCCTGTTAACTCGCGTGTCCCTAAAAATGTTTTTATCCCACTGGTCGACATGAACATTGAAAGAGTATGTATAAGGGGAGGTGTTTTTATCACGCAATATTACGCCCCATTCAACCAACTCATTGATCCTGCGGCTTATTGAAGGTTTATTCATCCAAGTCTCGTCCATAAATACCTGGTAAGGAATACGAGCATGGGTCCTGCGTTTCTTTATTTTTTGGGTATGATCACTGTTTTCATCATGCCATGCATATGTTTCCAGCCATATTACATCGATTATTGACCTGTGTGCACCAGATAGCTTCGTCTTTACTAAAGCCCTTAGGGCATCTTTGGCCAGAGGTAAACTCCCGTTATCCATGTCTATTTTAGTGAGATAAGTCAAAAGTTCCCCTCCTTTCAAAGCTTTTTATAACGAGGCCCATGCCAAAAGCCCTCCCCTAGATACTCTCTTTTTATATGCAACCGGACAAAGTTCGTCTATCTATTTCCTGCGAATCTGCCTGCTTCCATCCCAGGCAGCCTTTCCCCTGGGCGGGTGACGCATCCTTATTACTTAACCGGCAGTATGCCATTCTAACTTTATTCTTAATGTCCGAGTATGTTCGTGGTTTAGATGGTATATAGAATCTACAGGTTCCACAATTCCTTTCCATAGAATTATCGCCTCCTTTGATTAAGCCGCCCCTTTATCAAGGTATTCAGCTTCTGTCGCCAGCTCAAAGTCGACCACCCAGACAAGCTCATGTGGATCCCATCTACCATAGATCCGCTTAAAAGCTCTTTTATATCCGGGCACATGAGGATAGCCTTCTTTCCTGGCGTCTTCATCAGTTATCTGTCCTAAAAACTCCTGCCGCACTGCAGTAATAAGTATGTAGGCAAAAGGCTGTTCTCCCTTTTTAAAGCTCGTTTTAGCCTGGTGAATACTACCCACCTTTACCCTGCAGTTGGCCCAGGTACGCCGTGTTTGAGTCTTTTTGCGACGTTTAATCAACTCCACATGGTCAGGCTTGAAAAGCAGCATTATCCCACCTGCTTCCCTAACTCCACCTTACAGGTCTTACATATGTACTTGCCCATATAATTACTTATCCCTTCGGCATTCCCGCAAAAGATGCATCCAGGCTGATACTTCTTAAATACTATCTTTTCCCCGTCAGTAAATATCTCCAGAGAGTCTTTTTCTTCTATCCCCATCGTTCTACGTAGTTCCATCGGGATAACAACACGTCCCAACTCATCAACCTTTCTAACAACACCAGTAGATTTCATCATAATAAATCCCTCCTATTTTTAATTAAATCTCATCCATACCTGGGCAATTACCATAGCTATAAATAACAAAGCCGTTATTGCATACATAATTGCCCCCACCCGGTTGAACCATCTCAGAAGTTGCGTGTTTTCGATTTTTTCCCCGCTTACCTCCTTGTGTTCGATACCTCCCCGGGCTTCTCCTTCCTTATTTTTGTATATTTTGGCATATATTGTATTTTGCATAAATATCCCTTCCTGATCTTAAAAGCTGTTATCTGTTATCCATCAATACCCCTGCTGCCAATCCGGCTGCAATGTAGGGGCTGATGTTGATTAGGTACAGATCCACCATGGCCAAGCTGCAGGCAAATATGGTGAAAACAAATAGCTTTTTCATTCTCGGTGGCCTCCTTCCATGGGTAAGGCCAGAGCTTATGCCTGGCCATCCATCGCCTGCTCGAAGTCCAGTGTTGCGCCTGGACTCTGCGTAGCATCGTTCCCTTTAGCTTCACCGGCTGCTTTATTTGCCGGTTCTGTATTACCTGCAGGTTCCTCATTATCTTTGTTAACTGAATACTCTACATCCATAAAGGAATCCCCAAACCCGATATTATCTTCCTTGACCTTTATGACCGCACTATCCCGGTTTATTCCCTCTAATATCGCTTGGTTCTCCTGCTTTTCTATGCTGATAGGCATATACTTGGCCATCTTTAAAATGCAGGTCTTTTTAGCCATCTCATGGAATTGATCAGGATCTGCCCAGGGACCCGCTATTTTTCCTGCCTTATTTCTGCTCTTGGTGTATTTATCCCGGTGTTCTTCTACTTCTTTCTTGGACATGATACAAAACCCAAAGCTGCCATCCTTAAGACGGTAGGTAGAGTAATAACCGGCTATCTGGCCGCGGTTGATACTAAACGGTGCCGGTTTATGCACTATCTTTTCATCAGTGCCGTAGCTCACTTCAAACACATCGTTTTCATATACCTCATGGGCAGTGATATTGCTAACTTCCCCAGTCCGTCTAAATAATTCTATGATCCCCTTATAGCCAACCTGGAACTGTGCCTCCATCTTGCGGGTTGAGCTGTTATAGAAAGGAACAATATATGCATGGCCCAGCAGGTTGGGTTCTAGTCCTAAAGATGCGCAGTTCATGATGGATCCTATAATACTCTCTGGGCTACACTCCATGAGCTTGGGATTTCTGCTTATTGCGTTCAGGCATACCCTGGCCATCCTCTCAGGGGTCACATGCTTGGGTACTATTGATTTCATAGCCTTGAAAGATTTTGATAGTCCATCCGTTATTACAGCTTGGAATTCTCCAGCGCTGGCGTTTGATCTGTTTGCTATCTGATTCTTAAGATTCTGATTTTGTCCTGTTGCGTTTGCCATAAAGTATTTCCCTCCTCTAATATATCCGTAGGCTTCTGAAGCTCTTCGGTTCGACTGTATAACCTTTGCGGTGCGTTGTTTTCCAGGTCACCTTCTTATTACCTACATAGGCCAGCTCAGAATCGCCTATAGCCTGCATGAACTTCTGTTTTATAGCTTCATCTTCCAGGTTAAGCTCCTTGATCTGCCTGGTAATTTCCTTATGACGGTCATAATCATCCTGGTAATAATGTAGCTCCACATATTGGCCCGGGCTCTCCTGTTGATACAGGGCTTTAAGAATATCTGTATCGGTATCCAAACCAGCAGGTGCAGGTGCAACCCGGGCCAGGATATGGTTTTCCCAGAATTCTTTTAACCTACCTGACATCAGCTTGATAAACTCATCATCCCTGACCACTAGCTTCCATAGCAGTCTTTTTCCCACCAGGGCTACAATGTAGGCGTAAGATAATCCTGTTACCATCAAGTAGTGCTGTATCTGGCAGTAGTACATATCCGGAATTTCCTCATCCTGCCACTGTTTCCACTGCATCTCGCTGGCAGTCTTGATCTCAATAAGGCCGGTTCCTAATTCCGGGTGTTCCATAATTCCGTCCAGGTTGGCTATGAAATATTCCACTTCCGGATGCTGCAGAACATAGGAATATTCATAAACCTGGATATCTATCTTTTCATGCTTTTTGAAACGTCTGGGGAATTCATCTCGTATGTGCGGTTCCATCCAGTTACCGAATTCGGTGTGGATGTTTCCTTCAAAGGTAGTTCCCTCGATCTTATCCATATAAACGCTGAATGCTGACTTGTATGGGTTTATTCCCAGGATGGCGGCCACATCCGAGCCGCCTATCCCCTTACGTCTGCCTTCCAGCCATTCTTCCCGGGTAAGCTCTTTAGCGTTGGTTAACGGTATAGATTGCAATTGTAATTCGGGCATTGCCATCTTTAGACCGCCTCCTTCTGTTGAACCTGTAGGTCACCGCCTGTAACCTCGGTTATGAAGTATTGATAGCCATCGCCGGCCACTTCTTGAAAGAATATCTCCCTCTGTTCATCATCCAGGGATTCAAACCGGTCAATGCAGATCATCCGGAGCGGGCCTGCTGTGGCCCTTGCTATATCCAGGGCTAGCTTGATTTGCCTGCTGGTAGATAGGTTGGTAATAGGCAGATCATCGATAGTGATCTGCATCTGTTCATTGATTCCCAGACCCTTGATTGGCATCTTGATCTGCTGCAGAAGGTCAGCAGGTTTATTGCGGGCAGTCTGTACGCACTGATCTAACCTGGTTGCCTCTTTATGCTTCTGCGCTAAAGCAGCCTGTAGGTTTCTCATGTTGTCGTATAGGTTGATATATCCTTTCATTTCTTCGGCTTGCTGGGCTTTTTCTTCCAGGGGTGCTATCTCGATCTGTGGATTAGTCTCAAGGTATTTTCTGGCGTTTTCCACCCTTTTCTGAACGGCCATCTCTTCATCTGCCTGTCTCTCAGCCAGGTTCTTAAGCTCAATAGCGCATTCATCCCTTAAAGCCTCTATCTTCTGTACAACTCGGTCATCGACCGATGCCAGGTCACTTTTAAGAACTTCTATGTTTTTCTCACAGGCAGCTATCAGCTTCTTGTATTCCTCTATCTGGTTGAACTGCTCAGTAATCTGGTCTTGAATGGCCTCTTTTTCATCCTCAACACTCTTGTGTGCCCTGTCCTGTTTGAATTCATAGAGGTCTTTCTTCTCCTGGACCAGGACTTTGTATTTGTTTTTAATAGCCAAAATCTTTTCAGCCTCGGTGTCTATAGAATCCTGAGCCTGGGCCCTAAACGTGTTAACCTGCTGGGCATCCTTGACCTTGCTCCAGAGCTGCCCGATATTGATTTCACGCCAGTCATCTCCGTTGTAGTTATCAGGGAGCTGTTCGAATATCGCTTTTATCTCGTTGGTACATTCCTTGACTTCACCGTTGGCCAATGCTCTGCGGTCATAGAAATGTTTTTCCGCCATGTATTCTAAGACGTGGACCGCATGCTGGTTAAGATTGACCGGCGGGACTTCACCAAACCAAGCCTGCAGGTTTTCCTCTGTTATCCTCATTGGCATCAGGGATAAAAGAATCTCGGTCTGCTCTTTATCCCTCTTGCCCATAAAGTCGACTGGGTTAAATCCGAACCCTTCGCCCAGTAAGGTTTTTAAGTACGTTTCCGGCTTAGGTATGCTGGCGCCACCTTTGGTAACCTTGCTGCTGGTCTTACCGTCCGGGCTTATCCGCCTGGTTATTTCCATACCGTCATTTAGCTCGATAAGTAAAAAGGCTTCCTTTTCGCCGTCCCTGACAAACTTTGCCCGGCGCTGGGTGTTCTGCAGACCTTTTTCTATAACTTCCAGGATGCTGGTCTTGCCTTTTTCGTTTCCACCGGTTATAAGGTTTATCTGCCCGGCCTGGATCTCTTGTTCGCTTATACCCAGGCAGTTCTTAATTTCAATCCTCGCTATTTGGGGCATATCTGCACCACCTTTCAATTTTATACAGCCGCTTGCTGCCGTTTCTTATACCGTTTAACGGTGCCAAATAGGGTCTGTCTGCTGGCCCCGTAAATTCCTTCTAACTCTCGCCAGGTTACTCCCTGCTCTCGCATCCGGATCATGGCCTCTATATCCTTCCTGGTAAAACTGCCTTTCCTTCGAACAGCATTGGGACTATGCATTCTTGTTATCCCAACGGTAAACATTGCTTGTTCTGGCGTCACATAATCCGGAGCAACCACTGCCAGCCGTAGAGCTTGATAGTTATATCTGAGATCAAAATTAGCGTGGATCTGTTCTGATAACATGATCAGACCGCCTCCTTTGCCGGACCGTCTCCATTCTCAGCCCGGGACAGAGCTGTCATTGCTTTTTCTATCGTATCTACATCCAACCTGATGGTTATCAAGCCCCCGTGTACATAATCGCCCCAAAGGCCTGGCATTTTGCTTCTTATTTCAGCTAAAGCTTCATATAGGTCTGGAGCTGCAGTTACCAAATTACCATCGCTCTCAACGTTATATACCAGGGCTATTAGGGTCCCTGCAGTATCCGTTATTGGGGCCATCCTGCTCCCTGATATGCTCTTACCCTTAAACCAGGGTTTCTTTGTATTATTCATGCTTTCGCCTCACTCTCTAATCACCACTTTGTTCGGTATTGCATATATTAAATTGGGGATCGGCTGAGATGCCACACTAAGGGCATACTCAAATGATTCTTCCTCCCCCCGGTTGGGTTCGCTGCAACCGGGGTTTAATATATGTAGTCCCTAAAATAATCTTCTTCCTTTCCCTTTCTTAATATGGGGAGGCTGGGGGTGCAGCCTCCCCAGGAGAGGGAATATAAGATGAAGGTTTATCACCCGCTCTTTATTGAGCGGAATGTTTATTTCAATATCTTTGTGTTATAATATTGGTGTTAAATTCTTGTGGCCGCCTTGTGCGGTCGTTTTTCTTTTTCTGTAAGTGCCTGGTAGAACATTTTGACCAGTTCTAGTTTGAATTGATTCTCCCAGGCTATTATCAATCTGAAATCTGCATTGATTCTATCTATGAGTTCCTTTGTGGCTGCTCTTATTGCTGCCCGGTCATCCTCGTTGAGATCTTCTGGCCCTTCCTTATCGATGATTCGAAACCCCATCCCGGCTAGTGCTTGGTCTACCTCAGCATCTTCCTTTAGAACTTTCTGCAGAACATTCTGAGGATGTAGATCTCCACCTACCACCAGGAAACATCTGTACCCGGTTGCCTCGTGTGCTGCTGCCATACCTGCCAGTGGATGGATCTCCGATATCTGCTGCCTAGCATCCCGGGGGATTTTTCTTTTACCAGTCATGGTTGCATAAAATGCATCTGGTGAATAATTTGTGTCCATCGCTACTTCTTTGACAGGCTTATCACTCTGGTCCAGGGCCTCTCTAAGCATGCTTCCTACTATTCTTTCTGCTACTGCCATTCTCTGATCACCACCTTTCTGTCAGATTTACCTTCTTCTAATTGACAGTTATTACAGGGTATGATGTATTTAACAGCTCTCACTCCTTCCTCTTCGGTCATCGGCGCCGGTGGCCGGGGATTTATCCCGCCACTTATGCAGGAGATTTATCTTCTTCAGACTGCAGCTGCTTCATTTTCTTCAGCAGCGCTCTTCGATATCCAGGAGCTGCACGCTTCTGTGCCTCCTTGACCTTCTCGGCATCAGGGATAAATACTATCTCTACCGTGTTCGGACTTGTTAGATTAGACTTTCTCGGCATATTCAATCACCTCGCTTTCTGTTTGATGCGCCTCCGATTCATCTTGATCTAGCGCCCGGCTTTTTTCATCTTCAATATGTCCTCTGCAATCCTGGGGGCACATACTTGATAACCGGGTCCACACTACCACCTCCCCTATTCTGTTTTCAAAGAACTTAAAGATTTACAGGATATATCTCGTTTTTTGTAGAACATCATTCCTATACAAAGCTTTTGGGAGTTGACAAATAATGAAAGAACATGAAAAAGTGCTTGAATATGTTAACGCTAATGGCAAAACCCGCCACCAGGACATTATTAACAAATTCTTTGATGGTTCCTCCGATGCATGTGCTCCACATTTGTCTTACTTGATAGAATCTGGTTTGATTGAATACCGCCCTACGTTTGATGGCCCTTCCGGTAGTTATCTTCATCCGACTAATACTGGTATGAGTTATTTCCTGATGCTCAAAGAGAAAAATAGTGCAGTAATAAAGCAAAGGTTGTGGGATTTATTCCTTGTTTTTGCCGGTGTTATTGTTGGCTATATCCTCGGTAAAGTTTTCTAACACTAATAATCCATCTTTGAATAACAACCTCGGCTTCAGCTTCAATATTTACATCCTGCTCCAGCTCTAATTTAAGTACTGGTGGTTGCCCGGCTTTACTTCAAGCACCAATGCATTGATTTGAGTTATTTCGGTACCATCCACTTTAATATATAATGCCCCCGCTTGTCAAGACACGATTTTGGAATTATTAAGATAAATCCTCCTTCCATTATTTGGTGTTTATGCAGCTGCTTTTTGCTGACTGCGATAGATCGAGTACGGGGTAACATTGTCCA